ACTCTCATGTCGGCCATCCGGAGCGGCAAGAAGCGCACTGCGCTAAGGTAGTTAGAAGCATAACTTCTCAAAACAGCATCGGCTCCCTCACGAGGTTGACCCCCGTAATCCCTGTAAATTTCAGGAAATACTGCCTTGTTCACTACCTCCTGTAAAGGAACGTCGGGCTTACCCTTATCCCAGAATGCACCTAAAAAGTGTGCACGATCCACTAATGTTTTATCAACATTAAGCTTCATGCCAAACTTACCCAGATACTGGGCCCATGCTTGAAGGTCAACCTCCCCACGAACACTCATCAATACATCATCGCCAAGCACAAATAGACTTCTATCGGCTATGTCGAATGAGAAACGCTTGCTGAGTGCATAGCATAGAGCTACATTACATATGGAATCCACAACTTGAGTAAAGTAACTACCAGATGGAATGCCATGCTCCTTACCTCGATACAAATGACCATCAGGCATGACGATCGGAGTGTAAATGAAGTAATGAGTTAGCTTATCCCAGCCAAGCTCCTTCAGTTGTTCATCCTTGAACCACGTTGCTATGATTCGAAATGCAGCTCGAATCATGGTTTTGGACAAAGTAGTATCATACTTGGAATAGTCCATTGCCACGATCCTACCTGATGACTCAATGACATAACGGTGAATGTAAGCACCAAGCTCACACTTAGTCATGCCAAAAGCCATTGGAGTACGCATCTTAAGCATCTGATCAATGAAAGGTCTTGCAAACCTCGATTCCATGATCGTCATTTCAAGAGGGTAACCCCATATCAGGCGCGTCTTGTTTCCCTTCTGCGTGCGTCTATACGCTACACATGGGTTAGGTGCTTTGCGCTCAAGCCTAATCTGACTCTCTCGATCAAAAGAGTACACAAGAGATTCGGCCTTGCTTAACATCAGTGGTAACCCAGCTGACTTGTTAAGCTTAAGCGCTTTAGAAACCACCTCGCTATCAGTGAGAGCCTCAAGAGGCTCGACACCTTTAGGTCTTGCGAATATTTTATAAGCCCTCACAAAACCATAGCGCAAATACTCATCCATGTATTCGTAGTGGTTCCATTCTGTCGCATACCGCTCTAGGGCAGCATACAATTGCTGAGGATCATAAACGGAGCGTGGTTCCTCCTCCCAATCGAAACCTTGTTGCTCCAAGATCCTAGCCACGTGATCGTCGAACACCACTTTCGGGTTAGGGGTGCTCATCTGGGAGATGTACCGTTTTAATGTTTTACGTCGAAACGGCCCCATGTCTTGCAACATAGTAGAACGACCTCCTAGAATCACGTGTGACTTACGGTCACCAGTCGGTTAAAGTCAGGAGAAAACTATAACCCACTG